GGGCGGTTTGGTGGACGGTTCGGGAACTGGCACAGGGTGCCTTGCTGGGGGTCGCTGGGGCCCTATACTGAGGTCACAAGCGAAGGAGGGGCGGGGTAGCCCTGAGGACGAAAAAGGTCGTCACGGGGGCAGCCTTGAAATAATAGAAAAAAGAAAGTATAAAAAAAGGGGGCGGATGTTGCCCCCTTAGGTTAATCTCAGTTCAGCGAAAGTTCATCCAGGTTGCTGATGCTGATGGTGCTGAACTCTTGCAGAACCTTTACATCGTTAATGTCAAAGTACAGGTCCACTGCTTCAACAATGCCGTTGTATTGTGCCTGCAAAACGTGGTTAATCTTGGTGCGTTCTTTGGCACTCACAACATCATCGAATCCCTGAACTTCGCCTGCTTTGTTGAAGCGGGGTGCCACACGGGGAAGCACACTCACAAACAACACTTTTTCCATTTGAATGTTAGGAGCGAACATCAAACGTGCCGCTTCGCCTACACTGGTGTTAGCGTAGTTTTTAATATTTTTGTTGATGTTGCTGTTAAGTGCTTTTCCAAGAATAGCAACCTTAAGTTCACCATTAACAAACCCAGCAATATCAATGTCAAAGGTGCCACCGAAACCATCAACGGGAAGTTGGTATTCATACTGCCAGGTATATTCTGCCCAATCAGGATTTGCATTCAGAACCTCATCCAGCAGCACTTTATGAAACTCATCAGTACGCTTGGAAGAACGAACGTTCTGAAAGGAAGTCTCGAGGAAGGTTTCCATGTTAAGTGAAGAGAATTGTTTGTGGGGGGTCGGTTTCCTTCCCCCCGATGACATTAGTATGGCAGAGGGTGGGGGTCACCGCAAGGGGGTGTGTGCCACTTCAACGATTGGCACACTGAAAGCGTCCGCTGTTGAAGTTAGCGTTAGAAAAGACCTCACGATTGACCAGTTTGAACATACCAAACTGATTCACCAGAACGTAACCCTCAGAGTCGATTCTGTTGCCGTAGAGATAAGCGGCAGGACCATCATTGCGGCAGATGAACAAACAGTCATCTTTGATAGACTTCACCAATTCCCACAAACGCAGCAGGTTAGCATCACAATCGAAATCCTCAGGGTTGATCTCTTCACCAGCACGAATGCAGGCGTTGATCTGTTGTTTGATCTTTGCTGCCTCTTTATCACTCACGAACTGTGCAGTGGTTGCCATTTGACGGGCGAACTTACACACCTCTTCAACATCAGCGAACGAATCCTGATTGTGCAGGATGTATGCATTCGGTTTCACGAACTTCACCGTTTCAGTATCAGTCCAGGTGCTACGGTCAGGGAATGCCTGAGCATCACGAAGATCACTCTCAGCATAATAGCAAGTGTGAGGGGCGATGATAATTTTCTGGGAAACTACATCGGGGAACTGATACGTAATGGTGTTGGATTTGTATTCAGTATCACCACCGAACCCGATGAAGTCTGCCTGATAAATTGTCTCAAAGCGGGGCAGATAATCAAAGCACGAATGCAGAATGTCTGCCACGTTGCCTTCATAGTGTTGATCAATCTCATCGTGAGAGTGAGCAATACGAATCTTCTTTTTGTTGAATACTGCTTTCGTGCCCACGAAGAATGTACCCGTTGCAGGATCAATCCCCCACACAATTGCAGGGGCGCCATCAATCTTGACGCTCAGATTGCCAGGCGTCACGAACCAATCCAGGACAGAAAGATCACCCGTGAGGATGGTATCTTCGGGGTGCTCGAGGTGTGTGTTTTTCATGCTGTTAGTATGGCACGGAATCGGGGGGTCTGGGCGGTTTGGTGGACACTTGCCCAACTGGCACAGGGCGGCCGCTTCATGGTATAAAAAAGGGGGGCACGAATGCCCCCGAATTCTTTATGCAAACATGAACCCATCTTTGAATTCATACTCATTGTAAACAGGCGAAGTTCCCGCCTGTCCAACGAACTTATGAACGAACCAATTCCAGTTGCGTTGAAATACACATTCGCCCTTGATTCCATGCTCTTGAAGAATCGCATTCAGGCGGGATTTGGTGGTGTTGGACTGATGCCCACCATCAAAGATCTGCACGAAATCATCACCAATGGTGGCAATGTGGTTGCCGTAAAGAAACACTTTCGACTCGTTAGTTTCAGAATCGAATTGAACAGAAGTGTTGTCTTTTTGCCAGTTCTGATTGTTCAGAATGGCGGCGTTCATTTCACGTTCGATCTTACGCATGGGTTGAATCGCGTTGACAAAGGTAGTATGGACCAGATCGGGGGGCATTGCAACCCCCCTTGTGCCACTTCTCAGACTGTCACATCCTCCAGCAGTTCGGGATTGTATTCTGTAACCTCAGCGATCAATTCTTCATCAGAATAGGACGAAAGATTGTCCCTCAAAGTATCATAAACGAAACACTCCATTGTTTTCATGTCCATCCCATCTAGAATCTGCTGAGCATAATCAGCGATGAGTTCTTCGCGGTTGATTGTCATTTCAGTTAGCGTAGAGTGGGAGTTTCTTACGGAGACTGATTGCATCGTCAATCATCTCACCAACCTGTTCGTAAATGTAGGACGAACCACCTACATCAGCGAGCACATCTTGCGTGAAGAGTGAAGAAAAATACACTTCCTGTTCGTCTTCATCATTCTCAAACACATCATGTTGAGTGAACACGAATGCAGCACAGGGAGCGTTCTCACCTTGACTCTCAATCATTGAGTTGATAGAGTCACGAAGTTCAGAAAGTGTGCGGAACATCAGTAATCGTAGTTTGCGTTCAGGTACTCATTGAGATCGAACTTCTCACCTTCACGAAGTTCGGGAATGTCCAGGTCGAAAATCTCACCTGGCATGTCTTGAATCTCTTGCCAGAGTTCATCAAACATGGTTTGTCTCTCAGGAACGAATGTAATTTATCAGGGGGAAGATCGGATTTCAACCGATCTTGTGCCACTTGCTCAACCGTCACACCTCACTCATAACTTTAAGACGACGCATGATATCATAAATTTCCATATCATCCATATCGACTTCGTTCATATCAACGGGAGCGAATTCTTCGAGGTTAATATTACCATTTGCATAGATCGGAGCATAATACAACTCATCACCATCTTCCTGACTCAAAGTATACACACAACCGTGATTGGTGGAAGTGAGAAAAATCATCGGAAATCTCAGGAACGAAACCAACATAACCCGCCACGTGGCAGATCACAACCCCCCTTGTGCCAGTTCTAGAACTGTCCACTAGATGCCCCACCAGGTCCGCTGCCGTGCTATCTTATAAGAAATCCAATGAGGGGAAGGGTATCCCTGCTGACGAAAATACATCGCCACTCCCCCTGCCATAAAATATTCATTCTCAATAAGAAACCCCTTATTGAGAATAGGGGATCTTGTGCCAATTCGAGAACTGTCACATTAATCGAACGGATCGAACTCTTTCACCCTACAATGGAGATCTTCATTCGGTTCGAGTTGTAATAGTTCTCGCCAATTAATATGATCTAGATCTAGATCATCATAACACATAATGTCTAGTGTAACCTGTACAATGCGTTTCTGTGCTAACATGACATCTAGATGTGTATGTGTACTAGATTATATCATGCATAATGACGATACGCAAGTGATTCATAATCTTGCCCATCTCGTGCATAATCCTCGTCGAGATCCTGTGCATCTAGTGCATAATACTCGTCGAGATCCGCGTAATCATTGCCTGTGTATGTGTAGTCGAGATCGTAGTCGTCGTACATAAGCTCGTCGAGATTTGTGAACGCTATCGTATTGTAGCATAAAACTCGACGAGATGCAATCTAGACTAGATGTAGAGCTCGTCGAGAATCATACCAGTATATATACGGTCTCGTCGAATTTTATGTGCATCTCGACACATATCTCGACTAGATTCTATCACGAACTTATAAGAATGTCAAGGCATTATGAGTCTTGTGTGGGTCTGGGGAAATTTCGGCGGGTGTGTGGGTTGACAACTGCGCGTTCTTATGCTAACGTGCTAAGCCTGCATAAGATCTGAGTATTACTTATAAGATCTGGGTATTCTCAACACAATACCTAATTGATTCTCAACAAACAATAATTATTGAGAATGTTATAAGAAACACAAATATATTTTTGTTAATAATAGGTTAAATCTTCATTGTATACTATACAACACAAAATCTGATACACCATACAATAAATCATATATACCATACAATATAACACAGTATAACACCTTACAATATACAATGGAAAGAGGAATCATTTACCTTATTCTCAACAAGCAAACAGGTGAAAAATACGTCGGAAACACCACACTTGCAATGAACAAAGAATGGGTACACCACATAGATCGTTCTAAAAGAATGTCCTCAGAACCCTTACATAAGGCATTCAGAAAGCATGGTGTGCATA